AACGTACACGGAGTAACACCGATAAAACAAATCAGCGAAGATGGGTATAGAAACAGTTTGATATTCTATCCTCTCAAAGCATTTAAAGGAATATAGCATGGACAAAAGTAGACACATAAAAAAGGAAGCAATGCTACAAGCGTTAGAGAATAGTTTAGGAGTAGTTACAGTAGCTTGTAAACAAAGCGATACGCCAAGAAGCACATATTACAAATGGTTAAAAGAAGATGAAGATTTTGCGAAGTCAGTTAAGGAAATAGAGAATATTGCATTAGACTTTGCTGAAAGCCAATTACATTCACAAATGAAAGATGGTAACACTTCAGCTACAATCTTCTATTTAAAAACAAAAGGCAAGAAGCGAGGATATATAGAACGTAGCGAGTTAGATTTAAGTTCAGGCGATGAGCCAATTAAAATTAACGTAAACATCAAAGGAGTTGAACATTAATGCAGTATTTACACACACGCAAGAACAAGCTATTGAATATCTCTTTGACAAAGAAACTACAGAAGTATTATTCGGAGGAGCAGCAGGAGGTGGTAAGTCTTGGGTAGGTTGTTCGTGGTTAATACTGATGTGCTTAAAATATCCTAAGACAAGATTCTTAATGGGTAGGAGTAAACTTGATTCACTAAAGAAAACAACACTAAACACATTTTTTGAAGTCTGCGAAACTTGGGGAATAAAAGCAGGTAAGCATTACAACTTCAATGGGGGTTCAAATATTATAACCTTTTTTAATAAGTCAGAGATAATGCTTAAAGATTTATTCTTATACCCTTCAGATAGAAACTTTGACAATTTAGGTTCATTAGAAATAACAGGAGCATTTATAGATGAAGCAAATCAAATAACGGAGAAAGCAAAAAACATTGTAGCATCAAGATTAAGATACAAACTAGATGATTACAATTTAATACCTAAAATGCTAATGACCTGTAACCCTGCTAAAAATTGGGTATATACACAATACTACAGACCTGCAAAAGACGGTAAACAAAAAAAGCACAGGAAGTTTATACAAAGTCTAGTTGATGATAATGAGTATATATCTAAATATTACAAAACACAACTACAAACGCTTGATGAATTAAGCAAACAAAGATTACTGTATGGTAATTGGGAATACGATGCAAGTGATGACGCATTAATTAATTACGATTCAATAATAAACCTATTCAATCAAAAAGGCGTAGTAGGACAGAAATACATATCTTGTGATGTAGCACGTTTTGGAAGCGATAAGACAGTTATAATGTATTGGGAAGGGCTATACCTCAAAAAAACAATAACGTTGCTTAAATCGGCTATAAATGATGTTGTTGAGCAAGTCAGAGCATTACAACAGGAATATGCAGTTAATCTTACAAATATTATAATAGATGAAGATGGTGTAGGTGGTGGTGCTAAAGATTTTTTGAGATGTAAAGGTTTTGTCAATAACTCAAAAGCATTGAAGAACGAAAACTACCAAAACTTAAAAACGCAATGTTACTATAAATTAGCTGACTTAATAAATAAAGGGCAAATCGGCATAGATTGTCCTGATGTTAATGTGCGTAATAATATTATAGAAGAACTAGAACAAGTTAGAACAAAAGACGCAGACAAAGATAACAAGTTGCAAATAATACCTAAAGACACAGTAAAAGCCATACTAGGACGTTCACCTGATTATTCTGATGCATTAGCTATGCGTATGTATTTTGAAATTGATGGTAACTACGGAAGGTATTTTGTGCAATAAGAAAGGGGGGCAAGCATTTTAGTAAACTTTAGAACCCCCCTTACGACAAGAGAAAAACAGAAATGAAGCTGCGAATATACAAACTTTAAACTAAATACAAACTTTTTACATTATATATTATGAAGGTCAAGATAAAAAAAGGCAAAAAAACTAAAGATTACAACATTATAAATAGTTGGTCAGATGTAACATTAGATAAGTGGCTTACATTGATAGGTTACGAAAACCTTACAGGCAGTGAAGAAGCATTGAAAATAGTTAAATTATTTTCAGATATTCCTACAAAATTAATTAAGCAGTTAAGCGTACAAGATGTAGCATTAGTTATGAAAAGACTGACTGATTTACAAACTGAACAAAATACTACTCTAAATAAAATAATAGAAATAGATGGTGTTGAATATGGTTTCCACCCTGACTTAGAAGAAATTACATTAGGCGAATATGCTGATATTGAAACATACATCAAATTAGGAATAGATAAGTACTTACCTGAATTATGTGCTATTTTATTTAGACCTGTTATTGAAAAGAAAAACAATATATACACGATTGAAGCGTATAATGGCAATATAAAAATTAGAAGCGAAATATTTAAAAAAATGCCTGCAGAACAAGTGCAGAACATGCTGGTTTTTTTTTGGACTTTCGTAAACAAGTTATTTCAGATTTTGCCATCGTATTTGATGCAGAGGACGGAGGAAATGAGTACGCAATCGCAAGTGAAAGTTTCGCAGAAAAATGGGGTTGGTTCGGAGTAATGCACAGACTTTGTAACCAAGATGTAAGTAAACTAGAAAGTGTAACGAGTTTAAAATTGTTAGAATGTTTGACTTGGTTAAGTTACGAAACAGACTTGAACTCACAACAAAAAGTAAAATTGAATAATGAGCGTATATAATAAAACATACAACAACGTAGTCAACACGTTACTGCTAATGGCAGAAAAACACTACGGAATACAAGCAACTTCAGTAGGAGATGTGTTTGAAATAGATTTACAAAAGCATACTAAATTCCCATTACTACATATTAATCCTGTAAACGTAGAAACAGGTGATGCTACTCTAACATATAACTTTCAAATATTTATAATGTCAATGGTTACGCAAGAAAGTAATTGGACAGAGAATAGAGCTCCTGCAGAAGGCAATGCTGCAAATGCTTTTAATAAACTTTACAAGCCATTGACAAACGAGCAAACAGTATACAGCGAAATGCTACAAATTGCAACAGATTTTATAAGTATGTTAAGACATTCAAAATTTCAATCTATGAATAGTGAAGAATTAATTAAACCTGATGGCTTCCCTATTGCTACTAATGACATTAACTTTCCTATATACTTTACAGAAGGACAATTTACATTAGAACCTTTTGCAGAAAGATTTGATAATCTATGCGTAGGTTGGGTATTTAATATTGGCGTTTTAGTACAGAATGATTTTAATTCTTGTGCTGTGCCTAATCCACAATCTAGAGGAGCAGGTTTTTAATATGATAGAATATTTAAAAAAAATAAACAAGATAAAATTAGGTAAGGTAGAAATACAAATAATACCACCAACAATAAGAATAAAAATATGAAATACGAAGATGTACTAGAAAAATTAGAAGCAATAAGCATCAACCTTGAAAGCTATACAGACTACCCACAAGCAGCTACAAACAATGCAAAGCGTGCTAGAAAATGGAAAGAAGAAAATGGCTCTGATTGCGGAACTCGTGTGGGCTGGACTAGGTCATCGCAGTTAGCTAATAGAAAACCAATTAGCAGAGATACAATTGCACGTATGGCTTCATTTAAAAGGCATCAACAAAATAAAGATGTACCCTACTCAGAAGGTTGTGGCGGATTAATGTGGGATGCTTGGGGTGGTTCATCAGGAATAAATTGGGCAATTAATAAACTTAAACAAATAGACAAAAAATAAAATTATGGCAGAATTAACAACAACAATTACAGAATCAGTAATATTGAATGGCTCAATACGAGGTTCTTCAAATGTATTAACTACATCTAATATAGTTGATGTATACGAAAGAATATTGACTTTAGCACACTCTAATACTACTACAATAGTAACATTTGGTTCTACGCCTCATTCTTCAGCAGGAGCAGTAGATGTAGAAAATGCAAAATATGTAAGAGTAACAAATTTGAGTACTACTGATGATATGATATTAGCGTTTGTAACTTCAGGAACTAACTATCAAGTTACTGTAAGAGCAGGAGGCTCTCATGTGTTATATCAAGCAGAAGACGCAGTATTAGGTGAAGCAGATAGTACACCTGCATTTAGTGGATTAGCAGATGTAGTGACAATACAAGCTAGACCTAGTGCTACTACAGATGTACAATGTGAAATATTTATAGCATTAGTATAGTGAAGCTAAAAAACGTAGAAAGGTATTTAGATAGTTTTGGTAGGTATACAATACAACAAGCAAGACAAGTATTGACCAAAAAGAAAAAAAACGTATCTAAAGATTTATACAATTCGTTACGTTTTGTCGTTAGGCACACGAAAGATGGCTACGAGATTGGTTTTTATATGCTTCCTTATGGTGCTTTTGTAGACAAAGGTGTATCAGGAACAGACAATCAACAAATATTTAGAAATGTTGAAGGTAAAGAAGTTTTATCGC